GTAACTCATGTTATAACAGATGCTATAGCTATGGCTAAATATCCCGAAATATATGGTCCGTATCGCGATTATTGTAAAATAACCGGATCTCAGATCATCGAGATGTTAAACCATTCTATTAATTTTTCCTATGACATGATTACTAATCATGGGACAGGGTGGATTAAAAGATCCTCGAAAATATCATTTGATGATATTGCTCTTGGAAAACTATCTTTCAAAGAAGAAGCGGCAGGTAAGTTAAGAATATTCGCTATTTGCGATATTTGGACACAGAGCCTGTTTAAACCTTTGCATGACGAATTATTTTCATTCTTGAAATCACTACCAAATGATGGTACTTTTGATCAAGATAAGTCGTTTACGAGAGCTATGCAGAAATCACAATTATATGATTGTGGTTACTCTGTGGATCTTTCTTCCGCGACTGATCGTCTTCCTATTGATTTACAAGTAGGTATCCTTGACTTTATGTCAGGTTTGTCTATTGGTAAACTATGGAAAGATATCTTAGTCCTAAGACCTTATATGGTACGGGAAAATAAATACATTAAAGACATCGAATATGTTCACTATAATACAGGTCAACCTATGGGTTGTCTGTCTTCGTGGGCTATGTTGGCTGTTACTCATCATTTTATATTACAAACTTGCGCGTTCCATGTTTATGGAACTCGACGTTGGTTTGATAAATATGAAATTCTGGGAGACGATCTCGTTATTTTTGATAAAGCAATTTATCTTGAATATTGTAGATTAATGGACCTACTGAAAGTAGGAGTTAATCCATCTAAATCATTATTTTCCGAAGGCGTTTCTGCGATTGAATTCGCTAAACGTACTGGGGTTAATGGAGTAGATGTCTCGGGTTTAAGCTTTAAACAGTTTATATCTGAGGACTCGATTATGGGTAGAATGAACATAGTTCTTTCTGCCTCTAAACGAGGGTTAATAACTTCTATTCCACTACTCTTACGAGTATTGGATAGAACTAAGGGTGATCAATTAGTTTCTTCTCCGAAAGGAAAAGAGATACTAATGACCTCACTATTAGGTCTATTAGGTTATTTTGTTAATGTTAACAAAATTACGCTGATAGATGCAGTAGCGTTCACAGTCGATCCTCAAGATGAGGAGTTGGAAAACTTGGATAAACCAAGTTTACCGTTTACTATGACGTTGCATGAAATCTTAGATTTATTTAAATCAAAAGATAGTGATGTTATGGGTAAATGGGAACCTTCTCGATTGTCATCTTTTGATGATCGTAAGGAGATTGCTCGAACGGAGATTGTGCCATATATGGCAGATTCTATGGTTAGAGAAGCATTATCACGGGCTTTGCTTTTTGCAAATAACTATGATAGTGTCCTTGATTCTTACGCTCATTCATTAGTTAACTATGAGGAATGTTTACTAAAATTTTCTCGCATCGAACTGGCTCAGTTGAGATCCTTTTCTGAGATGTTCTTATTACAAGGA